AGCTCGGTCCCGTCTGTCAATTCTCCCCAAAACGTCATGGAAGCATCACCTTCTCCCCTTCCTCCAGCGCGCAAATATCCCGGATGTGGGGGTTTGCCTCCACCAGTTTCTCGATGGAAAGCCCCCACCGGTTGGCGTACTGCCACAAGCTCTCCCCGGCCTGGGCGCGGTAGGTGCCGCTGCCGGCGTAGGCAACCCGGCCCTCCCACTCGGTGAAGGAGAAGGTGTAGCGCACCAAATCCTTGCCCTGGGCGCCCACCAGCTCCAGGCTGTCCATCAGCGCCCAAAAGGGCTCTACCCCCGGCAGCTGCAGCAGCCCCGGCCCCTTTTGGGAAAAGGCCCGCTGCAGCCCGGCCCAGGCCTCCATGCAGTCCTCCCCGGCGAAGTACCCCTCCCCGGTGACGTTCCGCCGCTGGGGGCCCAGCTCCTCGGCCTTGCTCTCCCCATAGGGGACGTTGACCTCCCCCACGCGCCGGGCGTGGGCCACCCGCAGGGACACGGGGTTATCCTTCCAGGTGAAGTCCTTAAAGCGCATTCCCATCAGCCGCATGGACACGCCCCCCTTCAAAAGGACACCGGGTAGCGGCGGCTGTCCCGCTCCACCTCCCGGGACACCTCCTCGGCCCTGTCGCGCCCGGTTGCAGTTTGCTCTTGGTTCACGCAAGCTCCTCCTTTCCCTGGCGGCCCGCCGCCTGGAATACGGCCTTCCCCCCGGCGGGGTCCAGCTTTTTCCAGCGGCAGCCGGTGTACACGTCGTCGCCAATCTCCGCGGTGAAGGCCGCCATGCGCTCCAGCCCTGGGACGTGGATGCCTGTCAGCTCCACCTGATAGCTCCACTGGGCGTCCTGCCAG